TGAGGGTTCCAATCTCTGGAACGGCTTGCACAATCTGGTCAAGGTTAAGTTTCTGGATGATTCTTCTGTCTTCGATTATCCATCCTACATAGGTAATAAGGATTCCTCTTTCGAGAAGGTAGTTAGCACCCAGTTCCATTTCGCGCATGAACCGAGGTATGTATCCACTACTAACCATCCATTTCAAGAAACTGGATACTATTTTGGCTCGTTCTGCGTCCGTACCTTCGGTCGGAAACGCCCTGACGTTGGCCCTTTTAAGACTGGATACTAGTAGGGATACAAGCCTCGATATTCTTTCTTCAATGACGTGAGCCTCCATGTCGCTAGCGCCTTCCCACGGGAAAGCATCCGATCCGTGCTTGCGGAGGTCCCTGCTCTTGCCAGGCCAGAAGTTGCGTCTGTCGTCGTAGGCATTCCTGCACTGGTCAAAGTATGACTCAAGTTCGGTTACTGTTTGATCGTAGGCATTTCTCAATGCTCCTACGTCTGGTTCTTTACTAAGATATGTTAATGCTTCGGACGCTTCAGTTTGCATACTTTTTGTGCTCGTTTAATGACGTTAAAAACGTAGTTCTTCGGGACACCTATCTTATCACATAATTTTTGTGACGGGATTTCACTGTAATCAAGCATCAGGCCCCGCCTGAATATCTCCCAGGCAAGCAGCCTATCCGTGTTTTCGTCTAGCCATTCCTGGTTAAGCGTGACGTCTTCGATGTCTTCGATGTCTTCAATGTCTTCCTCTTCCATATTATGAGTAAAGTTTTTTTCTTACGTATCTGAATGTTGAACCTCTATCGTCTTTTATTTCTTCGATGCAAACCGTCTTGCCAATGAAGGATTCCTGCTTGCCCCTTGGAACCACGCAGGCTACGGTCCTTTTTAGTTCCTTCACGCTTACGTAGATGTAACTCTTGTTCGGAGCCAACCTTACGACCTTTCCCTTGTATTCCTTGGGGTGAAGCTCTGGGGCTATGAGTAGAGGGTCAAGAATGCATTGGCCTTCTTCGTTTACCCAGGTCGCCCTTCCTTTACCCGTCAGCATTTCCTCCTTTAGGTTTTCTTTAGCTATTTTAAAAGCTAGATCAAACTCGAATTCATTTTCCTTCGCTATATTTATTAATTTTACTTTTGGCATTAGTATCCTCTATTCTTTGTATCAAGCGAACTTATGATGCTTGAGTTGTAGTGATCTGGTCCATCGCCAGAGTTTATCATGCGCAGATAGCGCATTACGTCAAAAAAGTCCTTCAGCGCTTCGTCGTTCTTACCCCTGCTGTTGTAGTTTATTATGCTGTCCAGTGTATTCTCGCAGCTTTCGTGCAGGTAGCATAGGGGCTTGTTTGCTGCGTCCACGCTAGCATTCGGGTTGTAAGCGAACCACTCGTCCAGTGCTGCTATGCCCGTTTCCTCCATTACCCCGCTGCTGGGTATAAAGTCCATGCCGTGATCCGAGAAGACAGTAAAGAGATCCTCGTTGTTCTCGTTTTCCCTGGCGAAGTATCTGCTGTCCCCTATGCGCTCGTAGACTTCAATGCCTAGTTCTTCTTCTATCTCCTGGAACAGCTCCACGTAAGCAGCAATGTCAAAACCTATCTTCTTTGCTGCTGGTCCGTATTTCCACCTGGGTTGACCGAATAGGGCCCACTCTCCGTAGTTGTATCTGTCGGGCCACTCCCTTAGGACGTATACTTCCCCTTCTTCATTTACAGCAGCCCAGATCGACACGAAGTTCCTGGCACCCGCAGGGTCCAAGACCTGGTAGCAGGTGAAGTCCTTCTTTGAGGTTACGTCAGGGAAACGCATACCGTGCTGATTTTCTTCGTCTGACAATACGTTCACCGAGGTACTGAACATAGGTATAAGTGACGTCATGCTCTTCACGGGTATACCGTAGGCACGAACCATAATTTCTTCTTCTGACTGAGAAGCTAGATCCTTGGCGATTCTCTTGTAACCACCCCAGGGGTTCTCATCGGAGTGCAGGTAGACAATCTTGGCGTCTCTCTCGCTGCAGGTCTGCACAACGGGTAGCTCCCTATCCAGTAGCTCAGCGTATCTAGTTTCCTGTATCTCTGCTCCAGCTAAGTATTCAGCCACGAAGGGCGTGAATCCGTCAATCGGCGTGAATCCAATAAGCATCTTGCTGTTTCTGGTAGCCAATCTGAACCTGAGAGTATTGACCAGGGTAGCGTCACCAAGGTATTCGTCCAGCCAAGTCCCTATATTTATACCCTTCGGGTCCTTGAACCCGAACTCCATACCCTCCAGGATCGTCTGGTTATTGCTGAACTGCGTGTAGGTCTTGAAATCTACCCGAGTCCTGGTGTCAGGAAAGATAAAGCTCTTAGCGGTGAAGCCATTCTGCATACTGTAGTTGATGTATCCTTCTATGCTCTTGGTCTTCTTCTTGAACTCCTTTGGCATCATTTCCCAGATTGCAGCTTGCTGCACCTTGATGCTAGTGTCTTCATTCTGGCTGAAGCATACAATGTGCCCGTCCATGCTTTCCTGGACGGCCCGCATGACCGCCTTGGCGCAGCCTGTAGTCTTTCCGCTTCTGTTGCCTCCTAGGACCAGCGCTTCGTCGGACGTCTCCATTGCATCCTGGATCCTGCTCCAGCCCGCTAGATTGAACCCGTATCTAAGGGGATCTTCAATACTAGCCTGGATTCTTTCTTCGTGCTGCTTGTGCAGACTCTTAAGTAAACCTGGGTCCTTGTCCCAGAGTTTTACAATTTCTGCATCCGTCAACGACGGGAGCATAGGGTGCTTTGTAAATATTAAAGACATTGTTGCATTATTCTTCTTCCTCTTCGTCCTCTTCGTCCCAGACGACCTCCACGGAGTCATCCCTGAAATCCAGGGCCGCTTCCCGCATAAGCATCCTGGCAACGGAGACAGTCGTGTAATCGGACTGCACTTCTCCTGATTCATCCAGGACAATGATCATGTAATTAGGGTAGTATTCCCCGAGTATCTCCTTTAGCTTACCTAAAACTTCCTCGTCCATTAAGCATCCTCTTCTATGTCAATGACTTCCGCCTCTTCCGCTAGGGCAGCCTTGACCTTGGCAATCTCCTTTGCGTAGTCCTCGTCCGAGAAGGACTTGCGTTCTTCTACTATACTGGTAGCTTCGCCCCTGGCGGTGAGGGCTTCCCTGCTAGCGTTGATCTTAGCTATTGAAAGCTCCTTTAGGTCCTTGAAGGATACCTGCATGTCTGGGTCATTCTGCATTCTGTCTCGGACCTTCTCTATGAGGTCCTCCTCCAGGCTGGACATATTGACGTAGTTCCTAGCAGCTAGCTTACCCCCGAGTTCCTTGAACTTCTTAATGTGGTCCGCGAACTCCACCATAATATGCACAACGGTATTCCTTGGTATCTTGTAATGCCGAACTATTCTAGTCTGGCTGTTACCAGTGCTGAACAAATAAAGCACCTTAGCTACCTTCTCAGGATTGTGCCTGGCTAAGGACTTCACCTTTCGGACCTGCATCTCCTCTGCGTATTCCTGAACGGCGGACCTGATATCCAGCATCAATTCTTCCTCGATTTCATCGAAAGCATCCGAGGCATTTTTTTCTTCATTTTTGGGGTTGACTTCTTTCATGGTATGCTGTTGAACTGTATGCGTATGTTATAATACACCACAGAAAGCCTGTCAAGGGTTTTCAGACATAGTCCCTAGGGTAAGCCTTTAACGGTGCAAACGATCCTACAGATAGCATCTGACGCGACACAAAACGAACGCAGTCCAGCTGGACAAAGAACTGATAGGGATATTGGTTCTCTACCTGGGCTATGGGTTTGTTCCCCTGAATACATGAAGGGAACTATAAAATAACGCTGCAGTATTACGGATCACTTTTCGATAATACCTAGTCCGACAATACCTTGTATTGTCTACTACTGCATGCTTTGCTAACGGCGAAGCTGTATCTAAAAATCTATGCTAAAATACATGCATGACCTATAAAGAAAAAATTGCTAAGCTCAAAGACAAAGCCTACCAGGCTAAACCAGAACAAAAGAAACGCAGAGCTCAGCGCAATAAAGCAAGAAGAGCTGCAATCCGTAAATACGGAAAACCAGCCCTCCAGGGCAAAGACATAGATCATAAAGATGGTAACCCTATGAATGGATCCAAATCCAACCTAAGAGTTATGTCCATCAATAAAAATAGAGGAAGAAACAACCGATCCAAGTAAAGCCCCCTTGAGGGGGTTTTTTTTTACGACGTAGTGAATGTATTACTAGATTGCTGACGACTGCGATCGACTGACACCCCCACCCCTTTTGCTGCGATGACAGCCAATCCTGCGCAAGCTATGCTGCTTCGCTATTATAGCATACTTGCTTGGATTAGCTATCATAAGATGGGCTAATGCTGGATGCAACTGCTATTAGATTTGCTACTACGTTCATATCGGTAGGCAGATAGTGCTCGCTGTAGGCTGGTATCTGTGAGATACTCTAGGTCTTGTAGGTTGAATGGGAACCTACCGCACTAAGACGATTCTTAGATCTAACAGAAAAAGAAAGTTATATTATGTATAATGCAGAAAATGATCCAATTAACTCTGACATCCTAAAGTTCAATAGGGATCGTAGCGATCTGAATAATGCTATTGACGGGGACATAAAAATCCTGGACAGCGATGCCTACGGCAAGATGCTTTACAACTCTGAAGAGTTGAATGCACTGTTCACGCACTCAGTAGAATACACCGAGAGCGATCAAGCTCACGACAGATACTGGGATCGGGTAGTAGAGTCAGACGCCGTTAAGTTGTATGCTTCGTCCACCGAAAGGACGATCAAGCACAAGTGGCACGCTTTCGACTTCAAGTGCCATCACGCTCAATGCGTGAATATGCTCAACGAAGAACAGCGCGATCACCTAGATGAAATCTGGGACTATCGAAACGAAGAAGCTCAGGAAGACTGGCAATACTAGCAACATCAAGCCTCACCAGAAATGGTGGGGTTTTTTTGTGTATACCTAGAACTGATGACAGCCAATCTTCCACGAATGAGGGTCGTACCTCCCCAATTATATCATTCGTTCCATCTTGGCTATCATCTATAAGGGCGTCTAATGCTAGGCTGACCTGCTATTAGATTTGCTTATACGTGTCATTTCGGGCAAATGATGTCTCGCCGCATGTCCAAATCTGTGAAATCATGTAGTTAGCCAAGGCACTACGCCGAGGCGCTAACAAAACAAAGTTCATTGAAATGAAAAAATACACAATAGAAGTATCCGAGTCCGTCAAGGACGCCGTCATCGCCGCTGTTCTCTCCGCCTACGAGAGGGCTCAGAAGGTCGCCATCACCTACAAGGATGACGACTCACTCGAGGAGTGGTCTCGCGTTAACGAGCCAGAGCTGGCTCACTTGAAGGAGAGCACACTGCTCCGCTTCGAGCTCGGTTTCGACCACAGTTGGAAACTGGTCGAAGAAGAAGATTCCGCTGAATAGCGACTGTTAGCTGACCTGCCCAGAGCGATCTGGGTGGGTCTTAACAATACAAGCTCCGCCAGAAATGGCGGGGTTTTTTTGTGCCTACGTATCTGGGTCTATCTACGTATAGGGGGGCATACGGGGGGATACGGGGGGTAAGGGGGCAAGTGATGACAGCTAGATGCCATCGTTCGGAT